CTCGAGCTTCTGGCCTCTGTTCCGTGGAAAATTCTTGGTTGCCCATAGTTGCCGTACCGCAACAGGTGCACGCAATTTCCAGTACCCTCATTTTGTTGGTTGCCCCCGCTTGACGACGCGCTGAACACCCGTATAGTTTCGACCCAACCAAAAGGAGAATCGCCATGCACGCTGATCCCCACGCCCGTGAGTACCTCGCCGCCGTCGCCGCCATGCCCGAGCACACCGTATCGGGCGGCACGACGCGGCTCATCGACGGGCAGCTGGTCACGACCTACGCGGTTGGCGACCGCATCCGGTTCATCGAGAAGGGCCAGAAGCTGAACGGAGTCGTGGTGGAGGTGCTGTCCGACGACACGTACCACGTCCGCCGGCACGTGCCCGATCACGGCAACCTGCACTACGCGGTGACGGCCGACCAGATCACGCCGTTCTGAACGAAGCAAAGGACCGTCGCCTGGTGGAACCAGACGGCGGAAGGAGCCCGGTGGAACCGGGGCAGCAAGGACGCACGAACCACCCGCAACGCAGGACGCCGAGCGGGATTTTCACAACGCAGAAAGGACGCGAGATGAGCACGGAAATCAGCACACAACGGGCAGGCGGACTTGCCCTCCAGACGTTTGACGATGCTTTCAAGTTTGCTCGCATGGTTTCGGCCAGCGAGTTCGCCCCGAAGGACTTCAGGGGCAAGCCCGAGTCGTGCATGCTGGCGATCCAGCACGGCAGCGAAGTCGGCCTGTCGCCGATGCAATCGCTGCAGTCGATTGCCGTGATCAACGGTCGCCCGACGATCTGGGGCGATGCCGCTCTGGCCCTGGTGCAGAGCAGCCCGGTCTGCGAGTACGTCCGCGAGTACACGGAAGGCGAAGGCGACGGCCTGGTGGCCGTCTGCGAAGCCAAGCGGCGTGGCTACCCGGCCCCGACCGTCGTGCGGTTCTCGGTGGCCGACGCGAAGAAGGCCGGGCTGTGGGGCAAGACCGGCCCGTGGCAGCAGTACCCAGCCCGCATGATGACGCTGCGAGCCCGAGGCTTCGCCCTGCGTAACGCCTTCGCAGACGCTCTGCGTGGGCTCATAACGGCCGAGGAAGCGCAGGACTACCCGACGCCTGCCACGGCCCCTGAGCCGGCACGCGAGCCCGTGGTCGTTCGGCCGAAGTTCGACGCCACGGCGCCGGCTCCAGCCGCGAAGGCGACCGAGGAAGACCTGCAGAAAAGCCGCCTCTCGGTCAATCGCACTAGCGACCTGGCGGTGCTCAAGGTGATGCGGTCGAAGGTGGACGAACGGCTGAAGTCGGGCTTCTACACGCCCGCCCAGGCAGACGAACTGCTGAACCTCATCGCCGGCAAGATCGAGTTCCTCACCATCGAGCCCGAGGACAGCGGCACCGACTTCGCCCACGAGGCGGCCGAGCATGAGGTGCAAGCATGAACTGGGTCATTCGCCAACACGGCACCGCGATCGGCGTCGGCTCCGCAGCCGACATCGTCGTGGGCCGACTGGAGTACCTCGTTGAGAAGCAGCCCGCCAACCCGCGACGGTTGCTTGCGGAAGCCTTGGACTACGCCCGCGCCTTGCGTGGATGGGTCAAGGAGAACCAGCCGCCGTTCACGATTCGCGGACTTGTGACTGGCGAGCAGCAGCACGGCGTGGATACACGGAACGGCGTAAGGCCAGGAGGAAAGCCGGGGCCAATGAGCGACGGGTGACACAGAGGCACGCCATTGCCCCAGCGGCTGCATCGGGCCGCATTGGTCGCCAAGCGGTGAGTGGCGAGTAACGACCGCAGTCGCTGCGTCACCTCCCGACGTGAGGCGACCGCGCCGGGCGTAACCCGGCAAATACACCACGGAAGGAATGACATGAAACGCATTTGCAACCGCTGCAACACCAAGCGAAGCCCGCGAGTGACGCGGTGTTTGAAGTGTGGCAGCCCAGAGTTTCGCACTGAAGGGGAGAAGAAATGATTGCAGTATCTGGCCGATATGCGGCGTTCCTTGAATCGAAGCAGCAACTCGACGGCGACCACGGGTTCACGCCAGAGTTCCTGCCTGGCTGGCTCTTCGACTACCAGCGGCACCTCATCGAGTGGGCTTGCCGCAAGGGTCGCTCGGCGATCTTCGCCGACTGCGGCATGGGTAAGACGCCAATGCAGTTGGTGTGGGCTGAGAACATCCGCCAGCAAACAGGCAAGCCGGTGCTGATCGCGACCCCTCTCGCTGTCAGTTACCAAACAGTCGAAGAGGCGAAGCGGTTCGGTATCGACGCGGTGCGGTCGAGTGGCGGCAAGCCGGAAGCCGGCATCGTGGTCACGAACTACGAACGGCTGCACAACTTCGCCCAGGGCGATTACGGCGGGATGGTCTGCGACGAGTCGAGCATCCTTAAGAACTTCGACGGCTCAACAAAGGCTCTCGTCACCGAGTTCATGCGTCTGATTCCGTATCGGCTGCTGTGCACTGCAACGGCCGCCCCAAACGACTACCACGAACTTGGTACGTCCAGCGAAGCCTTGGGCTATCTCGGCTATCAAGACATGCTCTCGCGGTTTTTCAAAGAGGATGTCATCAAGGACTACCTCGGCTGGGGCCGCAAAAGCTATCGCTTTCGCGGGCACGCCGAGGAACCATTCTGGCGGTGGGTTTGCTCGTGGGCGAGGGCGTGCCGCAAGCCGAGCGACCTCGGATTCGATGACGGAAAACTCGTCTTGCCGCCGCTCCGCGAACACGAGCACGTCGTGCATAGCAGCAAGACGCGGGCCGGGATGCTTTTCTCACTGCCGGCCGACACCCTGCAAGAGCAGCGCGAGGAGCGGCGAATCACGCTCGAGGACCGCTGCGAGGCGGCGGCTGGACTCGTGGCATCACATTCCGGTTCGTCAGTTGTGTGGTGCCATCTGAATGACGAAGCCGACCTGCTGGAGAGGGTCATTCCAGACTGCCGGCAAGTAAGCGGGTCGCAGAGCGAAGGCGAGAAAGAGGAGCTCTTGCTTGCGTTTCAGTCGGGACAGCTGAAGCGGCTGGTTACCAAGCCGAAGATCGGTTGTTTCGGGTTGAACTGGCAGCACTGCCACAACGTCGTGACGTTCGCCTCTCACTCATGGGAGCAGTACTACCAGGCCGTGCGGCGGTGCTGGCGATTCGGTCAGACGCAGCCCGTAGATGTGCATGTCATCGCCACTGAGGGCGAAGTAGGTGTGCTCGCGAATCTGCGACGCAAGGCCAACGCCGCCGACCGCATGTTTGAGTCACTTGTTCGGCACATGGGTAATGCCATGGCCGTTGATCATCGAAGGACGTTTCCCCACAACGAAAGGATTCCGTCATGGCTGTCAGCGACCAAGTAATCACAAACGAGTACGCGATTTACAACGGCGACTGCTGCGAGGTTCTCCAGAGCATCCCAGACGAGTCGGTACACCTCTCGATCTACTCGCCGCCGTTTGCGGCGGATGGGGCTGGGTGCCTGTACCACTACTCCAGTTCGGAGCGTGACTTGTCGAACTGCCGCAGTCACCAGGAGTTCTTCGACCACTATGCCTTCGTGGTGGGCGAGATCCACCGGGTGACGATGCCTGGCCGGCTGTCTGCCGTGCATTGCATGGACATTCCCAGGAAGACATCGCCTGGAGGGCTGGTCGATTTCCCGGGCGAAATCATCCGACTGCATGAGTCGCTCGGCTGGCGGTTCTGGTGCCGGCACTTTATCTGGAAGGAGCCGCTCGGTGTCCGCAATCGCACGATGGCGAAGGGGCTCGCCCACAAGCAAGTTGTGACCGACGCGAGCCTGTGCGACGTTGCATCTGCGGATTGCCTGTTGCTTTTCCGCAAGGAAGGGGAGAACCAGGTGCCGGTCGCGAACCCGAACGGGCTGCTGGAGTACGCGGGCGAGCGTGAGATCCCGGCCGAGTTGCTTACCTATCGCGGGCACAAGGGCAAGCAGATCGAGAACCGCTATTCACACTGGATCTGGCGGCAGTACGCATCGGCTTTCTGGGATGACATACGAATCGAGCGGACGCTGCCCTACAAGCAGGCCCGCGAGGACGATGACGAGCGGCACATGCACCCGCTGCAACTCGACGTGATCGAGCGGATCGTGCATCTGCGGAGCCTGCCCGGCGAGACGGTGCTCACACCTTTTATGGGCGTTGGCAGCGAGGCGTACGGGGCTGTGCTCAACGGTCGCAAAGCGATCGGGGTGGAGCTGAAGCCGGCGTACTACAGACAGGCTGTAAAGAACATGGAAGAGGCGGCCCGCGGCCGGAAGGCCGAGGCGACCCTCTTCGACGCGGAGGCCGTGGCATGAGCGTCTTCCTCGACTCCAAGTGCGATCTTCCGCTGTTCACGCAGCGAGCCCCGAGCGTCAACGGCTCGATCACATCGGCCAAGGCGGCCGACTCGCTCGGGCCGGCGACGCTGAACGCGATGCAACGGCGTGTGCTCGAGCTGCTCGCGGCGACGCCGGACGGGCTCACTGACGAAGAACAGCAGCGGCTGCTTGGGATGAACCCGTCCACGCAGCGGCCACGGCGGATCGAACTTGCACGGCGTGGTCTTGTGGTTGAGGCCGGGACCAGGCGGACGGCGAGCGGACGGATGGCCACTGTGTGGAGGGTTGCGTGATGGCGAAGCCGCAGTGGCTGCAGGACAAGGAACGCGACGACCTGGCGGAGCGCAAGGCCAAGTACGAGCAGACGCGAGATCTCGATTTGGAGGAGTGCGTCATCGCCTACTGCAACTGGCGAACTGACGGGCACCAAGGCTCGTTCGATTTGTTCAAACGCGATTGGTACGCGCGACGCGGGAAGGCCATATGACTGCCGAAGATGGCGTGGAGCGTGACGTGGCTGACGACGCAACTAACACAATCGAATCGATTGAGAATCTCAAGATTGAGCCTCTGTATGCACCAGAGGAAAAGTTTGCCAACCCGCGAGACCACATGGGCCGAACGGCGATTGACGTTAAGTCGCTTTGCGACAAAACATCTGAGTGCAAGTGCCCTGTATGTGACCACAAACTCATTGTCCGCGCTGGCGAGCAAATTGCGGTTCATTTCGCGCACGCAAAGGGACGCAAAGACACATCGTGCAAAGGCGGATTCGAAACTCCTTGGCACAGATGCGCAAAACTGGCCGCCGGTATGCGTGAAGGATGGTTGCACGAGTTCACTGACAAGACAGACAGGCATAGCAGGTTCGATGCCTATAACGCATTTACACATCAAGCGTTTGAGGCCGTTCACTCTCTGAGCGAAACGTACGTTGACAAGCAGAGGTCGCTTGCCGGCCTAGGAATATCTTGTCAGTGGCTTTTTGACTCAGCAGGAGATTTCGCAAACAGGAATCCTCTACCTCTAAACATAGACAGCGCAGTTGACGGATTGCTTGAGTGCCACGATCTGCTTAGCAAAAAGGCTATTGAGATAATTCAGGAAATTGGCCCAGAGCATTGCTTTCTTCACTACCTGGGCCTTGCTTGGAAATGGGTCGGAGTTGACAGGTGGCAGGCTTGCTCGCCTGTTAGCGACATACAGAAGCTGTGTACAGGCGAGCGAGGTATTAACAGGCTCTTGATTGACCTTCGCGCGCGAGGCGATATGCCGCAGGAAAAACTGGCGTTTCGCAATGGCGATCTTGTAAGCACAGCCTGGCAGGAAATTACACCGCAAAAGTTGCTTTTCGCTGTCAACGAACGCAAAGAGCAACTGCTTGAGCACTGGCGTCGAATCAAGCGAAATAGGCAATACAGCCGTCGCAAGAAAGGCACGCAGCAGTATCGACCGAGCACTGAGCAAGACATTGCAACTCGGTCAAGACCTGTGTGCGAACTGATCGCAGAGCGTGCCGCTCTTTCGGAGCAACTTAATTCGTACAGCCCAACGCTATCGCAATCGGCAGACGATCAGTCTGGATGCACTGCCACGGAAGATCCGTTTGCTCGAATCCGCAGGACTTGGGTTGAGTATTGCGAGTCGCGTGGGTGGCGGCAGTAAGAGGCAAGGATGCAACACAAAAAGACATTCACGCAGCTGCTGCTACGTGAGATCCGTGCTCACTTTGAGCACAAGGCCACCGACCCGTCCGTGCCGTACCAGCACGCCGACGTGTACTACGCCGTGGCTAGAGAGATCGGACGCATGACGCCGCAGTTTGTTGCCGAGGCTCGCAGGCAACTCGGATGGCAGGACGCTGTGCAGCAGCACGAGGAGGCTAGTCGTGGCCGCTGACACTCGCGTTGACGTTTACCTGCCGCTGTACGTTCGTGACTTCCTCACCAGCACAATCGGCTGGACTGCGGAGGAACGCGGCCACTACCTGACTCTACTGATGATCCAGTGGGACAGAGGCTGTCTGCCGGCTGACCTGGCTGACCTTGAGCGGCTTTCTGCTGGCGTCGGCAAGTGCTGGAACGTCCTGTCGGAGAAGTTCCCGACCTGCGAAGACGGCACCAGGCGGAACGCCAAGCTTGAGGAGCACCGCTGCCGGTGCGTCGAGATCCGCGAGAAGCGATCACAGGCTGCGAAGTCTGCGGCGTCTGGGAGGTGGTGCGGCGATGCGTCACGCATAGCAAACGCACAGCAAACGCATAGCAAACGCAT